AAAATAACTGTTGCAGTACCAATACCAGTTGTATTAGTAATACCAGTTGGCTGGTTAGATGAACCTGAACCGTAGATAGCAGCAGTATCTAGAGCAAGAGCAATTTGCTTCGCAATATCATTACGAACCATTGTCTCGACAGAAATACTTGTCTGAAGGAGAAGCTTTCTTGTGTAATCAGTAGTAGCACCCACAGTTTTTGGTGTGAGATTCACCTGATCGAAAGCCTGTTGGCTCTCTGTTGCGTCACTTCCCTCACCGATCCAATACGCGGTGCTCGCAGAAGTTTGTCTTGGAATACTGACATTTCCAGAAAGGCCGTTCAATGTTGTAACGCCTGCCTGCATTACAGCCATCCGATTTCTCAAGATGTCTATAAATGAACCAGCTAAAAGCTCAGTCTCAACTAAGTTTCCACCAGCAGTTGCTGTGCCAACATTCAAGTCTCTTGTATATCCTTGAAGAACTTCATTAGGAACCAAGATTCCAGAAGCAGGCTTGTCATAACGCTTTGCAGCTTCTTCAGAAACTTCACGCTCAAAAGCAGCAGCTTCTTGTGCGTTTCTATCTGTTGGATTAGCTAAAGCTGTAATAGCTCTAAGGAAAGAAAAGCGTTTTACTTCTTTTGCCTCTAAACCAACTTCATTGGAACTTGGATTCATGTCAGTTGACCGTATAGGAGTGTTGCTTGACTCAGACCTTTTAGAAATAAGGTCAAGGATTTCACCGTTGACTTCACTAACAGACTTATTGTCTTTAATGAATCCTTGGGTGAGGTCGTCTGCACCATGCTGGCGACAAACGGCATAAATAGTAGAAGTACGAACTTGCTCTTCTTCAAGCGCACGTTTTACTTCAGCAGCTACATCTACTTCAACAGATCTCTCTGCTGTTTCGACGACAGCTTCTGGAGCTTCTACGGCAGGAGCCGTATCCACCACAGTTTCTTGTGATTTTTCTTCCATAGATGGAACCGAGGGTGATGCGGTTGTTGCCGCAGAACGTATCTCCTCTTCAGGAGAGTTGTTATCAATATTAATAGTATTAGGTTGTGAGGGGTCAGACAAATCTTCTTCAGATGAGATTAACGACCTTCCTATCCCAACTGTAGGGTCAGCAGGAATTGGAGTGACGCTGATTTCATGTACTAACCAGTCGTCTGCAACGTACTCTCCGTCCTTTTCTTCTATATTTTTTATTTGATAACCAAACGAAATTCCACGCAAAATACCATCTTTAACATCTTCTAAGACTTCAGAAGCAAATTTATTACGTGAAAAACGCACTTTTGCATAAGCACGTTTAGTTGAACGATCAAGCCTTGCTGATTCAACTATTCCAATATGGCGATCTGGATCATGGTTCCAAAGCAGTGGAGCAGCCCCAGAATTTAAACGAGTGAAATCAACCGAAGTGTCATCATGTTTTAACACTTCTTTACCAAAATACCTTTCTACTGGATATTCAGAACTAAAAGGAAATTCAAAAGTACGACCTTTGCCGACACTTCTGAACTCAGTTACTTCTGTTCGTTGATACTTTTTTGAAGGATCAAATCGTGTTTCTTCCGAAACGATCTCTTCTTGATTATCTTCCTCAGAAGATAAATCTATAACTCCAGTTGTTGTCACTTAGAACGCCTCCTTTTACGTGATGGTTTGGGTTTAGATTCAGGTGGACTTGCATCCTGACCGACATCCAATTCCAATTGTTCTGGTTGTACTTGCTCTATCTTAATATCTTTATCTAAAGAAACCCCAAGATTCTTAGCAACTTCTTGTTCTCTAGCTAATTCAGCAGTGATGTCGTCATAATCTCCACCATTGGTTGCTGCAATAACTTGTGATTTAGTCATATAACCTGCTTGCTCTGCTTCTCTATAAGCACGAACCTCCTTCAACGGATCTACATAATGCTGTGCAGGAGGAGTCCATCTAGGTTTGCAATATCTCATTGGCCTTGTTGAATAATCAGCAAAATCAAGCTGACCACTTAATACAGCTAATGAAAGCCACTCTTTAAAAACCCGATAATGGAAATTATCAATTAAATAACGCTGAACAAATCTCCAATGCTCCCTATCTTCCAACAAACTCAATCTTGAACTTGAATAGTTAGTTTCACTGAAATCCTTACTTATCGTCTCAAAAGAACAGCCAAATCCTGTAGCAAACCTACGAATTTTATTCTTGACAAACATTTCATATTGCTGGCTTGGATAATCAATATCTGGAACATGCACAGATTCACCTGGCATTAGGTAGTTCCATTGTCCTGGTTGAAAATCTTGAACACGCTGCCCAGTCTCTACATCATCACCAATTAACTCCCCCTCATTATTTTGCACGAATCCCATTATGCTCGCGGCTGCTCGCGCTCTGATAACGGCTGCTTCCTCGTAGCCCTGCAATTGGTGGGCATCTGCCATCACACTATGGAACCAAGGAACACCCCTGTTCTGACCTGGTCTTTCAGGCATAAATAAATGAATAACATCACTTGCTGGCAAGAAAATATGATCTTTTCCAGCATTTGTAGGGTTTAAATAATAAGCATCACCTGGATGTCTAGTTAAAATCGCATACCTTTTTGGTCTGCCCCACTCATCAACCTCGACACCATTTCTCCACTCATTATTTTTCCCAGTTACTTTTCCGTTATATTCCTCATCTAATAAATCACTTTCAATTAATTGCAAAGCTAATGGAACACCACTATTTCCAAATGGCTTACGAACAATTCTAAATATTGCCTCTCCAGATTCAGGTAATGCTCCAGTAGCTAACCATTCAAATTGGTGGAAACTATGACGACCTGCTGTATCACAATTTTCTGGCCTACACCAATTAGCCCATGCTTCTTCAATTACTTTATTAGCTCGCTGATCTCTTTTGTTACCTCTTACCTGAGTCACCAAAGACTGAAACTTCATTCCAGTCCCAACAACATTTATCTGCGTCGTTCTTTTAGCTTGCTTGGCATAAGGATTATTCCTTACCATCTCCCTACTTCTATCCCTTAACTTCCTTAAACTTCCTCTAATCTCAGCATCAGCACTTAACTGACTACTCATCCAGTTAGCAGTTAAACGATCTGATACAGCACCTGCATAAGCACGTATTTGTCTTTTCGGTTTAACTATGTCTGAAACAGCAGATTGAGCGAAGCCATCACCCGAAGTCCAGAAGCCTTTCCAAGCATTTACAATTCCCATTGGTTTTCTCAGTTAAAGCGAACAAACAAATTTCGAGGATTGCCACGACCATTAGCAACCAATTCAGCAGCTTCCTCCCTTTTTAATTCTGCCTTTAATTTTGATTCTAATAATATCAATTCTTCCATCTCATATTTCTTTGCTGATCTAGTACCAATCTTATATTCCTTAATTACTCCACCTGAAGCTAAATTCCTAATAGCTGTTTGAACTAACTCTAAATCTTTCGCTATCTGGCTTCTTCCATCAAACGGTTTAAAAGTACTACCTGTATAAGCAAGACTAGGAAGAACTTCTATTTGTCCACTATCAATCGTTTGCTTTTCATTACTGGATTTGTCTGCAACAGCTTGGTAATACCAAGTGCCTGCTGCAAAATTAGTCGTAACAGAAGAAGCAACAGTAAATTGCCAACCAGATAAATAAGCACTACTTGTAACAGTTGCACCCTCTGAAGACTTATTAGTTCTCAAATAATATGTAACCGACCAATCTGGGCTACTAATAGCGTTACCAAAAACATCTTGTTTCTCCGAATCTCGCCACTGAAGTATATCTCCAGCACGAATTTTAGAAGGAATAGCCATAATTAATTACCAATTAGCGACAAAACTACGCTTTTTAGATGCTTTTTGTCGTTTTAATTGTAGCGAAGTATCCTTGCTAGGCTCTTCTGGTTTCCTACGCTTTTCTAACTGATCCCACATCGTTCTCCGATCATATCTTTGTTTAAACCTGCAAAACGCAGCGTAGGCATACACCATTTCATCTAAAGCTTCATTTCTAGCATTACTTTTCTTAACCCAAACCCGTTCTTGATAACCATGCTTATATCTCAAAACCTGTCTTTCCGCAGTTAATTCTTCAAAGTAATCAGTAGTAATCGTCGGGTAAAAATGTATATAGCCATCCCCTAGCTCAGCATCTTTTAATCGGTTATGAAGTGTTGTCTTTATAGTGTCAACTCCTACAGGGAACAATTGAACTCCTTTCTTTAATGCCTTTCCTGAAAAGTTTATATCTACTTTTGTTGGTTTACCTATCGGTGGCTTACCTTTTTGACCCATACCTTTAATACCAATCAAACCTAAATGAGATCTTTCCCTAACGTACTGGTAAACCTCATGCGTAAAATGACCACCAGTATCTATCGCTGCACTCTCAATTTTTAATTCATACCCATCTTCACTTTTATATTTACTCATCAAAACCTCATCCATTTGCTTCCATAAATCTGCTCTTGCAGGAGAGCCATAAATAATTTTTCTATCAACAAGAAACATTTCCTCATTCCTACCTATTCCCCAAATACTCATTGATAGCCTATCGTCTTGTACGTCGCATCCGAGACTTAACATAAGAATCTCTTCTGGAGGAGTGCCTTTCTCGTATTTCTCAGTCGCAGCCCTCTCCATTAATCCATCTGCACCAACTTTACTTGCATATTCGTCTTCCCAACACTCACCTAATGTCGTATTAATCCACGTTTTTAATTGTTCTGGATCATTCTTGCTCAACAAAAACTCTTCTACTAAGTTCGACCACTCTGCATTTGGTGAATATGAATAAGCAGCCCAAATATGAAAACCAACATGACGACCATTACTAGGTTGCGTAGCTCTCCATTCGCCACGCTCTACCATCCATCTTTTTTTACTATGCGGTATTAATGCGCCACATTCTTCACACGCATAAGAAGCTGTTGATGGATCATCATTCTCCCAACGCATATTAGGCCATTTTAAATACTGCATATGATTGCAATGACAGCATGGAACGTAGTAACGCCTTTGGTCAGATTGTTCAAATAATCTTTCTATTCTTGAAAAATCTTTAATCGTAGGAGTAGAACCAGCAACTATTTTTCTATTCCAGAAATACTGCGTCCTTGCTATACCAAGCTTAATTTGATCTCCTTCAGTACCAGCCGATGCAGGATAGCCATCCGTTTCGTCGAACAGGACTATTCTTCTACTTACCCTTCTAAAGCCTCTAGCACTATTAGCTCCTACTAAAGATAAAACTCCACCAGGAAATTGTTTCTGTAAAATTGTATTATTACTATCTCTTGTTTTAGCATCACTGACCAAATTTGTTAAAACTTTAGTATCCCTAATC